CTACAGCCATACGCATAAAACCGTTCATCAGCGTCTGCGTGTCGTCCATATTCTCTGCAATACCCACGCCAAAGAAGCTATATGGGTTCAGTTCATATGGGGCTGCAGCATAAGGTATCTTAGCTGGCTTGAATGGGTTAAGCACCATCCGAATAAGTTTACCATTACAAATCCAGATGTTTGCTTGTAGTTCATCAAAATCTTTCAGTTCTTCTGGAATATCAACATTCTGTTCTTCCAGCATTTCAGTGTCAACCATGCCCCAATACTCAAGAACCTCAAAGCGGTCAATGCCATGCTCTGGTGCGTAGTCAGACAGGTCGTCTTCCCAATACTTCTTATCGTAGTTTTCTCCGAATGAGATTGCCTCATCAATAACTTGACTGCGGAAGTATGGACGTTTCTTTAGATTGCGCAATTGTGTACGAGACATCTTGTGCCGTTCAATTACAAACTGCGCTTCATCCATATTATTTGCATCAGGGTCGGGATAAAAGTTCCATACCGATACATGATTTACTTGTGGTACCGTTTTGAAAAGTGGGTCATACTCACCATCATCGTTCCAGTTTGGATACTCTTTATCGGTAGCAAACGGTCCCTTCATAATACCTGTACCAAACAACGACATTTCAAATGCGCTGCTACGAAGGCTTTTGCTTGCCCCAGACTCTTCAAGCTGGTCGTGAATTTTCTTTTCCATCTTTTTAGCTGCAATCTTTGCAGGACTAAACTCAATGGCGGTGGGTGTCTTACCCGGTCCCTCTTTTAGTTTATCTTCTACAGGCTGTAGTTTATCCTCTAATGGTCCTAGCTGCTCCGCAAGAGTTTTAGCAGTAGCACCAGCCGGAAACTCTGCACCGTCACCGGCAAAGCCATACGGGCTAGACAAAGCTGTTTCACCACGAAGTTGTTCCGGTTCCTGTGGGTCAAAGTGTACGCTTTCAACCACACCTTCAGGAAGTTCTGTAGGGTCAACAGACAATGGAAACTTATTGGCGGCAAACAATACGTCAACAATTTGACCATACGCTGCCAGTGTTTTTGTCTTTGTTACTTTAATAAATACGCGAGACTTTTCAGCTTCGGTAAACTGAACGTCCGGCCCATAAAGACCACGATAATTACGATAGGCTCTTAGCCAGCGTTCTTCGTCTTGATAACGATAATCTTCTGCCCGTTGATACCGTTCCATAATAAACGGAATAATGTTTGATACTTCATTGTCCTCTTGTACGGTGTCATCCGTATCTTCAAGGGCAATGGCATCATCCTCAATCATCATTTCATCTTCGGCCATTTTGTTTCCTTAATATCCAAATGTAGAATCCGCTACCGGCATACCTGTCGATGGTCTGCCATGCGGGTCGTAGTCGAAAATAGAGAACCGGGGTCTGGACATAATCCCATACCGTAGCGCGTCGTAAAGGTGGTCTTCAGACTTCGTGTCAACGTCTTCTGGATTTTTCTTGTCCAGAGGGATGGACGGTAACTGACTGACGACATTTGTACAGCTATTAAAGAATACAAGTCTTGGTTCATCTGTGAACTCGTCTACCTGCAAACGCCTATGTATTTCGTTTTTACCAGCTACGCGGCTACCACGACTTCTGTCTGATGGACGCCACCTACATCCTTTGCTAATCATCTGCTCCGCAAGAGAAGGGCCAGTATCACCACGCCTGTGCCACAAACTGCTATCCAGAACACCGTACTTAATATTACCATCTTCGGCTTCCAAATCGAGTATCATATCGGCCAAGTCTGTCGCCAACACCTTACTGACGTATAGTTCTCTGTAGACGACCAGTTGCTCATCAGGTGCAACAGCAAACCAAAGAACACCAGAATAACTACCGTAACCATAGTCACATGCGCGAAACTTGACCCAGTTGCTAGGGATACGGAAAGGCTCCACAACATGCACATCCCGATTAAACTCAGTAAACGCTGCACCTTCTTTGATGTCCCAATCGCCTTCAAGAAGCTGCCTACGCTGCTGCTCTGGAAGAGAGAGGAGCATAGCTTCGTAGTCTCCCGCTTCAGAAAGGTATGGGTTATCAGAAAGTCTTGCTGGGATGAACCTGCGTTTGAATAAAGACTTTCCAGCCTTGCTATGTCCTGCGGGGTACTTGAGTACCTCTCCTGTTTCAATGTCGGTTGCATCAAAAGACCTGTTATATGGTGCAGGGTCAATGAACATCTTCTTGACCCATTGATGGCCCCGTCCTCCGGGGTTAGTAGTGCCTCGCATAAAGATAGGCAAGTCAGGTGCAGTGGACCGTAGACGACTTCGCATGTAGTTCCATGCATATGGTGTGGCCCATTGTGTCAGTTCGTCAAAGCCTATCCAGCTAAATGCCAGACCCTGATAACGCAAGACATCCTCATCTCTATCTAGATAGGACATCCACAATCTCGCGCCAGATGGCGCAGTCCACTGCATCTTCCGTTCTGACCACTTGATACCGGGCCAGATTTTTGGGTACAACTCCTGCGACTTAAAGATAAGTTCTCTTAGTTCTTCAGTTGTGTGGCGAAGAAGTAGTCCACTAAATTGTGAATGACCCATATAGCGTAGAGGGTCTGCCAACATAGCGTAAGACTTGCCACCACCAGCAGAACCACCATAAAGAACTTCTCGTTCACTAGCGGCTAGGAACTCTGTCTGCGGCCCCGGATTGGGCTTGAACAATACATTAGCGTGTTCCTCAATCGTTGATGTTTCATATGAAACTTCTTCAATCTGCGGCTGCTGTTCTTGCGCCTGTTCTTGCTTCTTCGATTTCTTTCGCTTTGGCGATTGCCGTTTCCGCATACTCTGCCCACTTGCGGAGGCTTTTAGCTGTGTTCTTACGCTGTCGCTCATTCGCTAACCGTTTCCTTAATCCTACATGAGAGATGTATCTGCCGCTGTTTGCTGTCAGCCAGTTAGCTACCTCGCGGTATGAATACTGATTGACGTACTTACGTGCCTTCTCTAACAAGTCCAGTTCTACTGGAATAGGGTCAAGAATGTCGGGGTCTTCTTCACTCTGCTTGTAACCAAAGGGTACAGTCCTTGCAATGCGAGGTATCTGCACCCATTCGTTTTCATCTTTAATGTCTGTTGGCTGTGGCAGCTTCCACTTGCCTATGCTTCTACTCATCGTCCTCTACGGGTGCTTTAGGTGGCATAAGCATAACACCACCGCTTGCCTCTACTTGCATTTTCTCAGTCTTTACCAGACCTACACGGTCAAGCAGTTCTTTGGCAGCAGACATCTTATCACGAATGCCAAGTTCAGTTGGGTCAAATAAAGCACCTGTCATTGCCATTGCAGCCTTGGGTGCATTCTGTGCCATGTACATCTGAGTGGCCTCAAGGATTTCTTCTTTCATACCCTTGACAATTTCTGCTGTCGAACTACTATCAGCATAGCCAGCCAGTTTTTTAGCTGTAACCATGTTACCACCAGCCTCATCAAATAGCACACTCAAGAACGCCTTTTGTTTGCCTGTCAACTCTCTAGCCATTAAACTCTCCGTGATGCATGGCATGGGCGAGTTTTGTACTACGTGATTTTACCTGATTTGCCCACCTGCTGTCAAGCATTTCTTTTGCCGCTACGTCAAATTTATTTTCGTGTACAGCGGCCCACATTTTTTTGAACTTACAAAGACGAGGCACACCCATATTAAATGCCATGTCCATCAGTACAAGTTGACGTACAGCGTCTAACTCATCTACGCAAGGGTGCGCACGGACAAGTTCCTCTTCGACTATCTGCACGTCATTCTGTGCGAGGTACATAGCATCAGCTTCTGTGATGCCATCAGAAAAGATGTGGTCAATAGTTGGGATATCCATCCAGTCCAGTTCTTCTTTACTGACGCCCCGGTCATCCAGATTACGGCCAATACCCACTGTGTTAATGCCTAACGTATCTTTGTATACGTCGAGGCGTAAACCTTCGTGGGCAATCAACTTATTCAAAAAATCATCTTTATTGTATTTCATTTCTCATGTCCCATCCACACGGCAAAGGCACCTGTCATAGCCCCTGTCACGACACTTACAAGTGCTGCTTGCTGTGACGTAGGGTCTGGCAATGTCATAAACCACTCCACTACCCGCCAAGCGGATAAGGACATCCCAAGCATCATCAGCCGTGGTAGTATCTTCCACTTCAGCATTCTTTCCATTGTTAGGTCTGCCACTGTTCTTCCTCGCTTGCTCTTCGGTAGTTCTGTCGTGCATACTCCACATCAGCAACTGGACTACCTTTTACCGAAGAATTTTGTAGCACTGCGTACACCAAAGCTGGCGGCAACAATAACACCAAGAGAGTATTGATACCATTCCGGCATGGCCTGAAGCTGTGTCC